CACTAGACAGCACCGCCGTAGCGGTGCTCTCTGGCCTGTCTAGTTACTTGTTACTCGCCGAATGGCCGTAGTGTCGGCAAAATGCGTGACGTGCTTACAGGTGAACATTGGCAGGCTGTCAACCTGGGTGAACGTGCCATCGCTGGCCATCACCCAAGCGTTACCCTTGCCGTCCGTTCGCATGATGGCAGTCTTGCCAGTCTTAACAAATGTGATAACTGAGAATTTCACTGTCTTAGCCTCTCTCTCGGGTAAGCGTGCTAGGCACACTCCACAAGCGAAGCGCCGTAGCGCTTCGCTCATAGGCAGTGTCTAGGACTAGCGAATCGTGTAGCTGATAATCGTCGGCCACTCGTTCGCAACGCCACGGTAGGCAAACGTGATGTAAGTACGTGGCTTGAATGTGCCGAACAGTCTGTCAACGCTGCGGACACGTCGCATGAAGCGCTTGCCGTTGTAATAGGTCACAGTGTCGGTACGCATGTCAGGCCTCATCCATGTCTTCGATGCACTCGTCGGGTTCCGTGCATATGGTGCCGTTAGCGTGGAAACGAGTGTTTTCGTCAACAGTGACAACCATTGTCTTAGCCTCTCTCTCGGGTTAGCGTGCTAGGCACACTCCACAAGCGACACGCCGTAGCGTGTCGCTCATAGGCAGTGTCTAGTGATCACTTGTCCTAGTCTCGACAAAAACGGTGCCGTGACTACACAGAACTTGCATGTCCGGGTAAGAAAGCAACTGTCCGCTGTGCAAGCTGTGCGGATGATTGTTCACGTTGACGTGACAACCGGCGGGTACAGATGCGCTTGCTGGCTGGCTTGAGCAACCAGCCAGCATGGCCGATGCGGTAATGGTGGCAACGGTGATGATCTTGCGCATGTTGTTAGCCTCTCTCGGGTGATGCTCACTAAAGCGGCCAGGTCTAGCCATGGCCGCCATAGCAAGCCACGGTGCAGCTAGCGAGCGAATCGCATCACTAGCCGCACCGTGACTCACATGAGAGAGTGAGAGGTTAGGATTCTCTGGCCGCACTGTGACGTTTCTGGCCAGGTGAACATCTAGGCGGGTTACCCTCCGAGGCTTAGCTACCCGATGCACACCCAAGAGCCTGTTCGCTCTTGGCTATCTGATGTGGCCCTGGCCGCGCGATCGGTGGCGTACCCGATGGGATTTACCAGGGTATGACCCCTGGCGGCTGTGCTGTCCACTTGTCCAACACCCGAAGCTAATCATCCGCACGTCGTATCTGTCAATAGCTAAGCGCAAGATTCTTGAGACTTTCTTGCAAGGCCAGGTGAGGCACCCTAAGCCGCTAGGGATCATCCGCACGCCATACCCGCCAGGATGGACCAGGGGGCCTCCTGGGGCCGCCTCGGGGATGGCCAGGGCTAAGCCTGCCCATGCCCGCCAGGTCGGCTAGGTGCGGCTAAGCCTGGCCTGGCTGGTCGGCTAAGGGTGTGGCTAAGCCTGGCCTGGCTGGTCGGCTAAGCCTGCCTGGTCGGCTAAGGGCGTGGCCTGGTGTGGCGGGCAGGGGCGGGCTTAGCGCGAGCGGAGGCTTAGATCGTATGTGCTTGCTTATCATCCCTGCTGGTGAGTCTTCGCAGGTCAGGCATGGTATGGGATCACATACCTACACCAGGTGACCTGGCCATATAGACGGTCGTCTATGTCCGGTATGGAAGCAGTTGCGCCGAATCGCCGAAACGTCGCGCTCTTTACCCACAGCGGTCTCCCGCAAAATTTTTCCCCCGCTTAACCGTCGAGCCGGCCCAGGTCAGAACCCCTTACCCTGCTTAGCTAACCCCGGTTAGGTCCCATTAGGCCGATCTAGCTGATATGGTGGCCGGCGCCTATCGCCGGCCCTACTATCGAGCCATGACCACATACCATGAGGACCCGGCTGGCCCCTGGCCGGCGGTCCAGCAAGCCCAGCCTGTCCCCTATAAGCCCCCCGAGCCTCCGCTCGAGATGTACGCCAGGCAGACCAGGAATGCCGTTACGGTGATTGCCTGGATCGTCGGGATCGCTGCCGTGCTGACCGTCATCGGCGGGATCATCCTGGGAGTCCAGCTAGCCCACTACCAGAATGAGCTGGTTAACGGCTCCGTTCCATCCACCTCGAACTGCCTGTCACAGGGCGGGATCAACACGGCCTGCTGACATGAAACCTGACTATGACTACATCCGGCAGATGGAGCTGGAGAGCTACGGCACGACGTTCGCTCATGCGGGTGCCCAGTGGGGCACCCGGACCAGGCAGCCGAGGCCGCCGCGGGTAGCCAGCCCCGGCCAGGTTTTCCTGGCTAAGCTGGTGGCTTACGTCGTCTTCGGCTACATGCTGGCGTGCCTGTTCGGCACCCTGAGGCACCCTGGACCCCAGTTCTGGATTCCCTGGCACTAGTCCGGGTACTGTGCAGGTATGGCCATCGAATCCTGGGAAGACAAGCAGCTCGAGCTGATCCGTCCTGCCTGGCCGGACTGGGACATCTGGTATGTCCGCTACTCCGGCCGGAGGTCCGGGGTATGGTGTGCGAGGCCCAAGGGAGCCCCGGCGGCCATCTTCCATGCGGAAGACCCGGACGGGCTGGCGGACAAGCTCAAGCGGGCTGTCCAGGCGGGATGAGGTGAGTTTCCCCGGCCAGGGCAAGTCAGGGGACCGTCCGGCGACTGGGGCGCCGGACGTGTTTCCCCTGGTCAGAACACTGTCAAAATTGGGTGTGTCACAGGGTACGTTTGTGACATACTTCCTATTGTATTAGGGGGAGTGAAGCCGCCCTTAGGCGGCTGAACGACCACCCTGTTAACAAGGCTTACACGGGCACGGCGCTTGAGGCGCCGTGCCTTTTGCTTTGGCTAGAAGGGCTTAAAGGGGCTGGCTGACCGCCGGCTGGGGCCGGCGCCACCGGGGATAACCGGGTCTCCTGTCCTTACCTGTGAGCCGAGACGGGCGCCTGCGGGCGCCCTTTTCCGGTTGGGGGATCAACTGGCTGCACCGAGAGGGCCGAGGGAAGTTCCGCCGGATGAGAGGCGGTGCGTCCACCCGACAACCGCGGGACCCAGATGCAGGGGTTACCGCATGGAAGAGTCGACCCTTTGTCGCACCCATGGCAGCGCTCCCCGGATCGAGAATGCCCGGCAGCGGCGCGTTGCCCGGAATAACGCCAAGATGAGGGCAGTGCATAAATACGAGCGTGAAGGCCCTGCCGAGATTTCAGGGGCCGAGGCAGTCATTGCGATGCTCGAGGAACGCCTTGGCGTCCAGGTGGCCATGACAAGGGCACTGGACGAGATTGTCGGCAAGCTGACTGCGGAGAACGCTCTCCGCTACGAGCACCGGGCCGGCGAGCAACTGCGGGGCGAGCTGCAAGCCTGGATTCAGCTTAACCAGATGGTCACGAAGCTGGGCGCGGATTACCTCAAGATCGGCCTGGACGAGCGCAAGGTTCGCATCGCCGAGGGACAGGCCCGCGTGCTTGTCGGTGTTATCCAGGCGGTGCTTAGCCGGCTTGACCTGACCAGCGGCCAGCGCCGTATCGCGGCGCAGGCCGTCCCTGAGGAACTTGAGCGGGTAGCGATCGAGCAAGGGGATCGGTAATGGCCAAGACATGCAGGCACTATTTCGTCAAGCAGAATGGCCAGTGGGTCTGCACCATGTGCGGCGCCTCCCGGTGAGGCGCCTTAAGCGCCTCTGGCTATCCTTCCAGCTCTGGCTCGTCTTCAACTGGGTTAACCCCTGAGCAATGCTTTCGCCGCGGCTGCCAAGATGTCCGGCGGCCAGCGGCTTGCTAACGACCCTGTTACCTGGGCCAGGGAACGCGGCGGCGTCCACCTCTGGTCTAAGCAGCGGGAAATAGCTAAGACCCTGGTCGACCATAAGCGGACTGCGGTGCAGTCCGCGCACGGGATCGGCAAGTCATTCCTGGCTGCCACCCTTGCGGCCTGGTGGGTGGATGTTCACCCGCCGGATGAGACAATGGTCGTCACCACGGCTCCCAGCCTCGATCAGGTGCACGCGATCCTCTGGGAGGAAATCCGTGGGCTACATGATCGCGCTGGGCTTGCTGGCGTGGTTCAGCGGACTGATCGTTGGCTGGTGGGCGGCCGACTGGTGGGGATGGGGCGGAAACCACCGGACTACTCGGAATCGGCCTTCCAGGGAATCCACAGACGATTCGTGCTCGTAATCCTGGACGAGGCCTGCGGTATTCCCGCCTGGCTGTGGACCGCGGTTGAGACGATTACCACGGGCGACGACTGCCGCATTATGGCGATCGGCAACCCGGATGACCCGAACAGCCGTTTCCGCTTCCTGTGCCAGGGAACGCCCGGCTGGGAATCGGTGCAGATTTCCTGCTTTGACTCGCCCAACTTCACTGGCGAGATAGTGCCGGAGGCCCTTAAGGGCCTCCTTACCTCGAGGCAGTGGGCTGAGGACCGGGCGGCAGAGTGGGGCGAGGATAACCCGCTCTACATAGCTAAGGTTCTCGGCAAGTTCCCCACGGACAACCCGTGGTCCGTGGTCCGCATGAGTGATGTCTCTTCCTGCCGGATAGCCGCCCCGAGGGCGGCTCACGAGCTGGTCCCCGTCGAGCTGGGCGTAGACGTTGGCGGCGGCCTGGACGAGACGGTCATACGGGAACGGCGCGGCATGGTGGCCGGCCGGGAATGGCGGGAGCTGTCAGATCAGCCGGAGACGATCTCCAGGCTCATCCTGAGGGCTCTTAAGGACACCGGGGCTACCGCGGTGAAGATCGACGCTATCGGCATCGGAAACGGCGTCGTGGGCGAGATGAAGAACCTGAGGACCGCGGGCGTCCATAACGCCAAGATTTACGGCGTCAAGGTGTCCGAGAAGGCCCACGACCCCGGTAACTACTTTAACCTCCGCTCCCAGCTCTGGTGGGAGGTGGGGCGCCTGCTAAGCCAGGATCGCGCCTGGGATCTGTCCCGCATGGATAACGCTGACAACACCGTGGCCCAGCTCCTAGAGAGCCACTACGAACATGACTTGAAGGGGCGGATTAAAGTCGAGCCGAAAGACGACATTCGCAAGCGACTCGGGCGTAGCCCTGACAGCGCGGATGCCCTTCTGCTTGCCTTCTACCAGCCCCGCTCGAGCGCCACTGACTGGTTCGAGGCGGCAATGGGCGCCCCGGTTCAGCCGATGGACATCCTGGGGATAGGCGAGGGCATTCCCGAGATGATGATGGCCGCTTAATGGCGCCTAAGATGCTTAGCCGGTTCCGCAAGGCCCGCGGCCAGGCCCCCGCAGGGGGCCAGGACGTTAGCGAGCTTGTCCGGGCCATGGCCCAGATGAACGACAACCTCGAGGAACGGAACAGGGCGCTAAGTCAGCTCCCGCTTGATCCTAAGTGGGCCGTGGCCGACTTCGGGCCTAACTTCCCGATCCCCTCGGAAGCACTGGACGAGCCGGACGAGCATGGTTTCGCCATACCGCGAATCCACCAGTACCGGCCGGGCATCAACCTCCAGCTCCAGCGGAACGGGCATGTCCCGTGGGAGACGCTTAAGCAGGCCGCGGACCAGCCTTTGTTCCGGGCCTGCATTGAGATCCGCAAGCAGCGGATCTCAACCCTCGACTGGTGTTTCCGCGTTAAGCCGTCTTACGCGGCCAGGGTGGCGCTTAAGAGCGGCAGGAACGAGTACGAGGTCCAGGAGGATCTTCGCAAGGAATTCCAGGAAGAGATCGACCGCCTCACCACCTGGTGGGAGATCCCGGACAGGAAGAACGGCCTTGAGACGGCCGACTGGCTCAGCCAGGTCCAGGAGGAACAGCTTACCTGGGACGCCCTGGCCATTTACCCGCACAAGACGTACGGCGGGGACCTGCTTAACTTTACGGTCATCGACGGGTCCACGATTAAGCCCCTGCTTGACGAGCAGGGCGGGCGGCCGATGCCGCCCCTTCCGGCTTACCAGCAGCTACTCTACGGCTTCCCCCGCGGCGATTTCACCGCTGACACGGTGGACCTGGACGGCAAGCTGGTAGTTCCGGGGGCTTTCAGCTCCAGTCAGCTTATCTACCGGCGCCGGGTTGTCCGAACGTGGACACCCTACGGCTACAGTCCCACCGAGCAGGCATTGCTGGACGGGGCACTGTGGGATAAGCGTTTCCGGTGGATGATGGCCGAGTACACCGAGGGCGCACAGCCAGTCCAGTACCTCGTCAATAAGGGCGACACGGACTGGGACCCGCGGCAGCTTCTCAGCTATGAGAAGTTCCTTAACGACCGCCTGGCCGGGAAGACGGCTGAAAGGTTCAGGAATCCTCTCCTGCCGGTTGGCGTCGAGCCAGTCAGGACCGAGCAGAATAACGAGCGGTACAAGCCTGAGTATGACCTGTTCCTCATTAAGCTCCAGGCGATGCACTTCGGCGTCACCATGCCGGAGCTTGGCTTCACCGAAGCCGGGGGCCTCGGGTCGACCGGGTATCACGAGGGCGAAGAGGACATCCAGTTCCGCAAGGATCTCACAACTGTCCGGTGGCTTAACGATTTCGTTTCCAGTCTCAGCCGCACTCACCTGAACATGCCGGACGCCATTGAGTTCACCTTCCTGGGCCTGGACGAGGAAGACGAGGGCGTTGCCGACGCGATAGACGAGAGCCGCCTCAAGGGCGCCAGGGCGACGATTAACGAGTGCCGCGGCAGGCTTGGCCTGCCGGCGAAAGACTTTCCCGAGGCCGACATGCTGATGCTGATGACTGAGCGCGGCGTCGTCTTCCTCGAGGGGGCATCGGAGGCAGCCCCGCCGGGTGTCCTGATCGAGCCGGCCGAGCTTAGCGGCTCCGATACGGCCGGGGAGCAGACCGACCCGGCCCCGGCCGGCCCGGCTAAGCAGAAGGTGCAGGGCTCGCCGCAGCCGGCCAGGCCGGTTAAGCAGTCTCCCAGTGCGGCTGACATGGCCAAGGAGCTGGAACAGTTCGCTAAGTGGCTAGGCAAGGCCCCGGAGGGGCGTAAGCCTTTCGAGTTCCGTCACCTCGACCCGGCGAACCTGGCCGAGGCATTCAAGGCCGCGGACGGCGACAAAGATACCTGCCCGTGCGGAACGCCAGTCGTGTACGACTGGGCCAATGGCTGGCAGCATGGCGACGGCTCTATCAGTCACGATGATGGCGAGTCTGTCAGTGACAAGATGGCGCTGGCTAAAGCCGGTGGTAACCCAAAAGTAAGCAGCAGCAATGGCCCGGATGGGTCAGGGCTGACGCACTCATCGCCCTATTCTCGGCCCAGCTCGTAGCAGCACTGGGCGGGGCGATGGCGATAGCCGCCCTGGTGGCCTTGTGGCTGCATTCCCGGCCGGGTCCGGCTCACATAGCCGATGCGGAACAGTGGCTTAGCGAGACGCCTACGGCGGCTCGCATCAAGGCTGCCATGAGTCCCGTGCTTACCGACTTGTGGACGCAAGCGTGGCAGGGCGGGTCCGAGGCCGCCAGCGAAACCACCGGGCGATCAGTGCGCATCCCGGACCAGGTTGCGGCGGACAGGATAGCCCGTCTTGCCGCTAAATGGCTGGACGAGGTAACCGCGACCCGGACTAGCCGGATAGCGGAAATCCTGGCCAGGGGCGGCACCGCCGCCGAGCTGGAAGCCTCGATAAGGGCTCTGCTTAACAGCGAGACCGACGCCCGCATGGTTGCCATCACGGAAGTCTCTCGGGCAATGCAGGCCGCGGCCATGGAGGCTTACCGGGCGGCCGGAGTTAAGAAGGTCCGGTGGATTACCCGTTCAGGCCACCCGTGCCCGGTCTGCCTT